CGGAAGAAGGTGGAGGACCTGCAACTTTGAGTAGGTCGGCTACGTCACCCGTATATACGAGTTTACGTGGGCAGTTGTATGTGTAATGCAGCGTGTTCTGATTTCGAGCTGTTGCATTGGCTCCGGTTGTTGACCCATCACCTGATACACTTTTCGCTCCATTTCGCTTATCACCCATCAAGTAACAATTTCCATTGTTGTCTTGAGGAATAAAGAACATTCTACGTCCTTTTGTAGCATTCTGAAAGCCAAAAATCTTAGCTCTCATTTTTGCCGCGATAATGGTTAAGTCGTATAAGTGTGATTCACCACCGGTCTCGCCCTGATCTGTGATTTTAAACTCTCCAGTATCCTCGGTGAATTCAATTACGTAGGCACAAGTGCCCTCCTTCATCACAACGTTTCCCGCTAGCGTGCCTGCTGCTTCAAGCGTCAACGCCTTATCAGCGGTAGGTTTTGGGAAATCAGGCCACGAGGCCACATCATCCCAATATCCATAAATCAATCGAGGTACAATCCCCCCCATATTGTCTATATTTTCACAATCTAGCGAATCATCAATATTTGCTAATTCAATACATTTTTTTATAGCCATAGCAATCTATTTAAAGTTAACCTTTAACTGTATATTCAGCAGCAACAGTAGTGGCAGCTCCTGCCGTAACCGTCGCTTTCAAAGAGGCATCACCTGTCGGTAATGTATAGCCAGGAGCAGGAAGATACTCAATCTCGACAGCACCTGGTGCCACAGAAGCAATCATGCCTGATTCACGCCATCCATCTTCACCTTTTACATGCCATTTTGCACCGGCAGATATTGCTTCCGCTGGAGTAATCGTTACCTTGAGCGTACCGATTGTATTCGGTTTGGACGGGTTCAACGGACAGTCATTAACACAGAACTCAGATTTATGGATAGAAATCAATTGGAATCCAATCACATATTTACCGGCAGCCGTAAACAGGTAAGGATTACCAGACATGAATGGTTTGATACTTCGGAAGTCTGATTCTTTGTCGAAACCGTACACTACATTCGCTTTCGTCGTGAGGAAACAGAACTGGCTACCTTCAGGTAGATTATACAATCGAACCAATTCACATTTACCATTTGTACCTAGCAAAAATTTCGTACCGGCTGTCTCCTCAGCTTGACCGATGATAATCTGTCCTTCGTCTTTGCGCCAGTCATCGTACATTTCTCCCAATGATGAAGAGATAAACATCTTCGTTTTCTTACGTTTGAATGTTTCCGGCATCGCCCGATACATAGCTAACAAACGTTCGCCGATGTTAACGCGAGACAATGCCCCCGTCTCAAACATATTACCATTTGCAACAGAGAGAGCACCGCCTATTTTTTCAGACTCTATAATAGTACCCAATCCATCAAATGCATCCGTGATATCCTTAGCATCCACAGAAGGGTTATATTTTGCAACAAATACAGCCGTATGTAAATCTTCGGAGGCAATAGAATGCCCGTGTTGAATGATCCACAACTCAAATGGATGCTCTTTGCGGATGTCCCCAGGAACATCAGCAATGTAAGAACGGCGATAGCGTTCCGGCTCATCCGCCATTTCCATTACTACCGGACGAACAATCAGTCGTCGAGGTACAATTTCACCGAGCTTCTTATCACCAATAAATACCCCCATGTATTTACTAGAGATAGAACCACCCTCTACTTTACCCAGTTCGATAGAATCGGTGATACCGGGCATTGGTGTAAAATGTTGAAGAACTTCGCTTGCGTCCAGTTTGTCAATTGCCGTAAGCAAATTCTTGTGCTTCTTTACCGCAGCCAATACTGCGGTAATGTCAATAGGAGCTTTTAAATCCATAATTTTAATTCATATATATAGTTATTAATCCTGTTCGAAAGAGTTGATCGGGTCAATGGCTACATCTGAGAAATCGGTCTTACCATCATTCTGAGGCGTAGGAGTAACCACTTTCATACCAGGCACCTTGTCCAATACATTTTTAATCACTGCTACTTTAGCAGCCACATCAGTCGCATTTTTTACATCGTCAGACAGACCGTCAAGGGCAGCAACCGCATTATTGTAGTTAGTTTCTGCCGTAGCACGCCCATCGTTTGCGATCTTTAAATCACCTTCAGCCTTGGCTTTATCACCATTAGCCGTCTGTATTGATTCATTGATAGCCTTAAACTGATCAACAGTAAGTGTTATCTTACCGTCCTTCTCTTCCAGACCCGAACAATTCAGGACCTGGTTCACATAAATAAATTCTGTTCTCATAATTGCTTTGTTTTCAATAACATTGTTTTCACTTTTTTCTTTAGGAAGAATATTGCGGATGCCATTAATGATTTTATCAGCCAAGGTCTCATCATTAATATCCGGAAGTGGAATGCCCACTGCTAGGAATTCGTTTTTTATCTCATCGGTGATTTTAGCCTTTTTATTGATACCAGGTATCACCTTATCGACAAAACCCCACTCTTTGGCTTCAGTAGCAGACATCCACCGGTCTTCGCCCATCAAGTCCATCACATCCTTAATGCCCTTTTTGCAACGATCAGTGTATTTTTTGGCGATCATCAAGTCAATCGCTTCGGCCGACTTCTTTGAGTTTTGAAGCTCTTTGATTTGCAACTCCAGTTGATCTGCGTTGAGAGCACCGTAGATATTTACACCTGTCATACATTTATGCACCAAATACATGGCATCTTCATGTATCTCAATACTTTTTGCTCCAAAAGACATAAAGGTCGCTGCCGATGCATTGAAGCCAATATACTCGATCGTAACATTTCCGTTCTCTGCAAAAAGGTTAGAAATAGCCACTGCCTCTGCTACCTCTCCGCCAAACGAAGTTACTTTAACACGAACCGGCTTACCTTTTGCTTGATCAAGGAAATACTTCACATAATTCTTATTGTACCAATACTGATTAATGATACCAGGTATGGCAAAAACAAATTCATCCATATCGTAATTTTTGCACAATGTTACGCACAAAAAAAGCCGTACGGAAGGACATCCCGCACGGCTAAAGCCATCAAATCGACTATTATAGAGCAGACATATCGTCAAGCTCTATATATAAGGAAGGATTCTCTTGAGTACAAGAGAAAGAAAAAGCTATTTGATTTCTACTAACAGCAGAAGTGCCAGTGCTCTTTTTAGTAAGAAACTTGCATTTGACCTCTTCATCTCCGCACAAACGAACCTCACCATTCATATCTTGAAAGAGCACATACCAAGTACCACGCTCCAATCGTTCAATGACACCGGCATTACTTACCATCATCTTTGGGATCACGCCGCCAATCTCGATAGCGTAGCTATCTCCAGCCGATTCAAACCTTTGGTCCTCGTTAAAGAAAAAAGTACCATCGGCATAGATGGGAATTTCAATGATATCATCTTGGTTCTTGCACTCTATATAGTTCCGTTTATTCACATAATCTCTACGAACCCGTTCGTACGATGACTCAGGGATCGCAAACAATCGGCATATTCCTCCGATATTTTCAAAGTCAAATATTAGCTTTTTCATATACATCTAAGCCTTGCTGTGAAATTGTCCCATTTCTGGACAAGTTCACCACAACAATATGATTTATTTTCTCAAAAAAGTCTCCACACAAGTCAATCACCTGTTTATTCCCATTTCGGTTATACTCCCGACGCATGGAATCAGTCGGCCATATATCTTCAGGAAAGTCATACTGCTCCTGAAATTTACGAATGGCAGTAGCAATGGGCACACCTAACGACTTATATACATCCAAGTAGGTACATAGCATAGACTTGACACGGGTTTCTACAATGGAGCAAAAAGATACCACATCACTACCTGAAAGCGACCACCCATACCGATAAAAATCGTCCCGACGTACCTCAATAGGGATTACTACCGAATAACGTACCATATCGCCATATTTATTATCGTAACGAGTTGATCCGCTCTTCAGACGTTCTTTAAACTCCTTAAGTAGAAATTTGTCTTGAGAGAATGAGACTGCCTCGGGCCAATCTTCATCCGGACACCCGAAGTTATGAAGCAAATACTGTTTCACATAAGGTTTACATGGAAGATAAACAAAGTATCGTTCTTTCTTTTTAGCCATCGTTTTTTTATTTTGAAAATATTTCTAA